AGACCCTTTGGGATAAAGACCGAATACTGTACTTTCGCCCCAGCCAATCAACCATATGGAAGACTGAACATTCGTTGTGGCCCCACCTGCACTAAGCACATGATTCATGCCCAGATAATTAGCTGTTGGTTTTCCAGCAGGTACACCAAGATCCTCATATCGTGGAGTAAGCCCCATATACTTTTCAGGATCTACAGTAGTATCAGCGTAAAACAGAGTATCCGCTAACTGCTGGTTAAGGCCCTCAACAATCCTACGATCCTCTGCAAGACGAAATTTAGATACATCCCTCGACATACGTGCCAGTACTACATCAACCTCGGAACGAGCCTCAAGCATGCCAATTGCATCAGTTACCTGAGCAGTAGCGCCCTTAATAGGAGTGATACCATAATTCAATCGACGCCATGTACCTGAGGGTAAAGACGCATCGATAGTGTGCAAATGAGATGTGGTTTGATTAGCCTCGTAAAAAGGCATATCATGTAAAATTTCATTTGTTTCATTTAAAAGCTGCCCAACTGGTGCCAGAGTACCATCTGGGTCAAGTTGATTTGCCAGGTTTGCCAACGTCGGCCATCCTGTTACTGTTGGAGTATAAGTCATTTGTTACCTCTTAATTTTTAGGGACATCATTGGGATACAAAATATGAGCCATATCTCGTTGTTTTTGAGGGACATTAACCTCACTTTTTAAGTACCCCCCTTCTTGCATAACTTCCCCTACATTCTTGAGAAAGTCCAAAACCGCTGGATGATTACCATATCCAGACGTGTCAAGTGCTTTAGCCAAAGTTCCTTCTGAATCTAACTGCTTCAAAGACCTTCTGACCAAAGATAAATTATACTGAGATTTGTCACCCCACTCTTGAACGTGTTGTTCACCATCCACTCTTAACGCTGCTTGAGTAGCCTCGTTATTACCTTGGATAAGACTACCAAATTTAGCCAACGTGCTATCTAGCTGCTTTTGGGTCATATCGTTGTCTTTGGCAAATTGACCGATCTCTTTTGGAATTCCCTCAGGTAACACATACGCATCCGCTTCAGGTACTGATCGGACAGGCGTCTCTTCGGACGACTCGGCTTCAGTGGAAGTTTCAGGTTGTGCTGTATCTTCAAGAACTGGTTCCCGGGTTTCTACTTCTGATTCAGGAGTAGACTCAATCGTATCCGTGGTTGTGACGATTGTTTCTTCACTCATTTTTTATTAGCCTCTTGTTTCTGTTTTTCAAGGAGAAGTTCCGCATAAGCTCCCGGACTGACATCCTCAAGTAATTGTAATAATTCTAAACCGACTGAACGTTTTCCTTCTAAATAGAATGTGTGAGAATTACCAGTAAAATTATCACCATACAAATTACATAGCGATAGTATGTACCATATAAAATCTCTACCGCCCCGGTATTTTAACAGTTCAGCTGTATTTTTAACTAGAACTTCATATTCTTTGTCATCGCTCACATTACACCCATATCCTGAGCTACTTGTTGACCCTCAAGCAAATTAAGCCCAGCTTCAGACTGGGTCTTCTGTGCAGTAGCTTTATCTACATCCATCTGTGATTGCGCTTGTGCCATAGCAACCTGTTCCTGCTTTTGCTTTTCAGCCTCTTGAGCTTTTGCTCTAGCTTGTCGTAAAGCTTTAACATCCTCTTCAGGCCGTATAACCCCTAATTTAACCCCGTAGATATCACCTATTTCTCTAGCTGCTTCATCTACATCAATATTGTCAATTACACTTTGATCAAACTGAGCCATTTGGCCGATGGTTCCCATAAATCCATGGATGCCTTGCAAAGCGACTGCACGTTGAGCCGTGGCAAGTGGCGAAATTAGAGAGATGGTGAAATCGCCCGCAAGGTCAGCCAGCTCCGGGGAGAGCGGAGGTAATAATTCTCGTCGTAAAGCAATTTTAAAACAGCGTTCTATAAGGGGGTGCAAAAACTCATGCCCAAGACGTTCAATGACTGGTCCTAAGCGCAACATCTTCTCTTGATCTTGGACATCAACCTGTCGAGCTTTGAGTGGAGACGCATTCGGGTCTCTGGAGGCAGTAAGGAATATGTCATTGAAGAAGTTTCGCTGTATTCTTTGTTCAACTCTCTCAATAGCTCCTCCCACACCAGTGTAGTCAAACCTAACTTGGTAAATCTCATTAACCGTTTCTGCAGGATTCGCATAATAATTCTTCCCTCCAGGCAACGTATTCAATTTTCCTTTCATCCTCGATGGCGCATTCAACGGCGGATTGATCGCCTTATGTGTGGCCATGAGGAAGGCTTTCTCCATTTCTTGTAGTCGTTTAATGTCAGGCAGTGCTCGAGACCCTGGTCCAATACCATAGGTGTCAGACCCTATAGTTCCCCATCTAGATACCATATAAGGAAACTCATAGAACCCAGCCATTTTTAAAGGCTTCTTAGGCTCGGCCCCTTTGGAGGTTTGACCAGTTGAAGACGTAACTTCGTAGTATATCTGAGTAAATGGTTTATCCCCATAGGGCTCATGGTATACCGCTTCGACCACTGTTATATACGATTTATCAGTACCAGCGTCGTTAGCTTTAACTTTTCTTTTCGTCTCTGATGACACGGTATCTGGAAACTTTTCCACCATCTGTCGGGGAGTCAAAAATATCGTCCTCATAAACGTGGATGGCCTACCTTCAGCTCCTAATGCAAATACATATTCTCCTGCTGTTAATAGTTCAAACCGATAGGGCGTTATATCTGTTTCAGAATCTTCCCCAACATACTCACAACCAGTACCAAATCCAGCGTATTCAACATAAAAACTATTCATTACGCTGTAGAAATTCGAACTGTGTAAAAACCCATGGATAATCTCACTACACTGCTGAAGCCACGCTTTCAGCGGTTCAATCTCGTCGATACGATAATCTGACCACCCAAACTGAAACCAGGGTCTCGACGGACTTGTTAACCCACCATGCATCCCAGATGTAAGAACATACAGTGCGTCTTCACCAGAATTATTCACAACCTTCGGTGACGTAAGTTTTCGCTTTCTAGGCTTCGAATACGTGCTATAAATACCACGACCAGGGAGGAGATAATCCGATATCTGCCTATACTCAGCCTCCCAATCGGTTCTCTCGTTTCTGAGATCCTCGTAATTGGCCATCACGTGTGAATATTCAAATTTCTTTTTCATTCGTCTTCATCCAGTAATGGACTCGTATGTATGGTATCGGTCCGGCCTACTTTCCTAGCTCGATCTAGCGCATAATCCGCCTTCGACTTCGATGTCAGCTGACCCAGTTTCTCAGTCCAATCTACATCAGGTGTACGAATTACCTCGGGTATCTGTGGCATCTGTGGAGGTGTCGGCGTGGAAGTCGCTGATTGCTGGTTCATGCCTTCCATCATCTGCATCATGGCCCCAAGCATCTCCATCGAATTATCGGGTGCCTGTGACTGCATCGGAGGTGCAGGAGTCGACCCACTTTTACCTGAACTCATATTATGCTCCTAGTGGCTGTTCGTCATCTTCACTGGCCAAGGTTTTCGGTTTAAGTCCCTGTGATGTTGCCAGAGTTTCATTGGAGGTTTCTACACCCGAATATGCTCCGCCATTACCACGTGCTACTGAAAACCCGGTGAACCCTGTGGGTTTTCCCCACTGTTTTATGAGGCCTTCTAACCTTGTCTGATCCCCTTCACCCCATACCGTGGCGAAATAATCGCTTATCCGACTACCTTTCTGCTCATCAGTAACTTCATAATCAATGCCCAAGAGAGCCGCATTCGACCGCTCTTTATCTATCTCACCGGAAATAAAATCTGTAGCGGTTCCAGCAGCATCCATATAACTACCAAACAGGGTATCTCGGTCATTAAGGCCCTGGATCCTCTGCTGGTCTGCTAACTGCTTGTCGTACAGAGCTTTCTGATCGGCGAGCTGGTCTTCATAGGATGGGCCTGTGGGCTCAGCGGGTTGGCCAAAACCCTCGAAGAACGATGCCCACATGTTATCCAGCTGTAACTGTTTACCGTAGTTAAATTCAGCATCCTGATAACCAGCTATAGTCCCTCTATTCAAATTCGATGCGCCCGGGTCCAGGTGACCATAATCAAGTCCTGGACTCCAAGTCGCCATACCGGTGGAATATCCTTGCTGCAATCTCTGCTGATCTGACTGTCCTCCGCCAAATAAATTTCCAGTGCTCATCACGTACTCCCAAATCGCCCTGCGGATCCCAGGGCGTCAAAATCGTCTTCGTCAGTGGCCAACGAGAATCCAGTCTCTTTATCGTATAAGCCCTTATCAATCGCATCCCT